TCAGCTCTGGCCGGGCAGCAACCCAGTCCCTCTGATTGCCCCGCCGCCGAAGCGTCGACGTCTGGAGCCGCCCCGCGCCGAGGTTGAACGTGAAATCCACGATGGCAGCGAGCCGCCCCTCTGGCTCGGTGGCCAGCACCGGGCAATAGCGCAGCGTTGCTGCCAGAGCCGTTTGCAGGTCGTGCGCCAGATAGACCTCGGCTTCTGCCTCCGTGATCGCTGGATGCGTCGGGTCACACAGATGTCCGTAGCCAATCGTCCAGTAGCCTGCTGGGCAGATGTACGGGTGTGCGCGGCCGGGGTCAGCCCTCGGCACTCTGTGGAACCCTTCGAAGCGCTTCGCCAGCTCGATGGCCGTTTTCGGCAGCTCGGTCATGACCGCACCCGGTCGAACACGCGCCCCAGGAACCAGAAGTTCAGCACCCCGGCCCAAAGCGCCTGATCGGCTTCCGTCCAAGCGTGAAGGATGGCCGTTCCCCAACCAGCACCAGCGGCTACGGCAGCTGCAAACGCCGCCGTCTTGGCTGCGCAGTACAGCGCCATGAACCAGTAGGTGATGACGGGCCGCACACTGACCGACAAGGCATCAGCCCAGCGCACGCCAGTTTTCTCGCCCTGAGTGCGAACGGCTTCGCGCAGCGCCTCGATGGCCCCGGTGTTCCACGCTGCATCGGCCCCGGCGCCGATCTCGGCCATGCGCTGGGCGCCGCGCAGCTTCTCGAACTCCAGCGCTTTGTCCTGCATGGCAAGTTCGTGAGCCCGCTCGCCTTTGCGGTCGATCCATTTCAGGATCTCCGGCGCCAGACGAAAGGCCCCGCCGAGGAGGCCGCCCAGTAATGTCTCGATCATTGCGCGCCTCCCATCAGTTTCAACTTGATGGCGGCCCCCACCAGCAGTGCGGCCAGGATGCCGGTGGTCACGACCTTGATGGTGGTCTGCCAAGCCGTGCGCCGGGCATCGCGCCAGGCTTCGAGCAGGTCGCGCAGTTCACGGATGTCTCGTGCTGCATGACCGTTCTCCAGGCCAAGATGGGTCAGGACACGTTCGGCTCCGCGTTCAGCGGCGCGGTCGAGCAGCTCGTCGAAGTCCTCCCGGCGCAGCAGGAGCATGTTCTCGACGAGCGCAGGCTTTTGTTGTTCGGGTTCGGTCATGGTGGTCTCCAAAAATGCGAAACCCGCCTGATGCACGTGGCACCAAGGCGGGTTCAGGGGTGATCAGGAAGATGGAATTCAGATTTCGATGATCTCCAGCGTCAGGCTCGGCGCGACACCTTCGATGACGTCATCGCGCACGAACACCCTCTGGCCGATGGCGGCGCTGCCGCGTGCGCGGATCAAGCCGCCGCCGGGCAAGGCAACGGTCACGCCGCCCGCAACGACGCTGACCACCGTGCCCGCCTGCAACGGCGGTTCGGGGATGAGCTGGCGGAACTGTTCGTAGAGGTTATGCATGGCTCTGCACTCCCAGCGTCTGCCAGACCTCGGGCATCCCGGCCTCGATCTGCGTCGAGCGCACGAGGCCAAGCCGTGTCACGCTGCCGTCGTGGTACTCGACGAAGGCCCCCGGCTCGATGATCCCCGTCTCGGCCAGCACCGGCAGGCGCAGGCTCACCTCAATCTGGCGCCCGGTATCGGCCAGCACGGCGATGCCTCGCTGGCGCGCCGCAGCGGCTCCGGTGATGAGCGCGTCGACCACCATCGGGGCCAGCACATCCCCGGCAGTACCCGCCCGGGTCACCTGCCCAAGCACACCGACGTCCTGCCCGGACACGAACACGCGGTTGTAGCCGGGCTTCTCCACCCAGCGCAGGGACTCGCGGGCGACGGCATCGACGGGTAAAACGAAGTCGGGCGTGACGGTGCTCCATTCCCACGGCGCGATCGGATACCGGTGGCGCACGCGGATGCTCTGGTCGGACGGATGCGGGATCAGGTAACCCCCGGCGGCGCTGGCAATGGCAACCAGGGCTTCCATCCAGGTGCCTTGCTGGGTGAACACCCCGGCCGGAACATTCCAGTCGGTCAGGCCCCAATCGATGTTCCAGCCCAGCGGGATGCCGTTGTGGGTGAGCACGTCGTCCATCAGCTGCCGCGCCGTGCGCGCCTGCGGCTGCTGGAAGTTCATCACCGGCGCGTAGGGGGCGGCCAGCACGGCGTTGCGCCCTCGTCCCGAGATGCGGATGCTGGCGTCGCCGAACACTCGCTCGCGGCTGATACTCTCGGCCAGCACGCGGAAGGTTGTGCCGTTGACGCTGGCGACCAGTTCGACCGGGCCGCCGTTGCTACCTGGCGCAACCAGGCTTTCCGCAGAGGCAGGCAGTTGCGCATCGAATCCCCACGTCCAGGACGCGGCGTCGAGCGACAACGAGAGATTGAACACCGGCACGGGCAAACCATCGGGCAGCCGGTGCAGGGTCACGTTGTTGATCACGAAGTAGACCCTCCGGATGGGAACAACCACCGGCTCGCTATCGGGCGGGTCGGTGTGGTTTTCGCAGAAGAACAGCAGGTGGGCACTGGCCGGAGCCAGCGCAGCGAATAGCAGATGACCGCTCGGCGTGTAGCAGCGCGGCGGTTCGGGCGGCTCGGGGATCACCCACACGCTGATGCCGGGCGGTGGCGGCATCGCGTCCTGGTACCGCCCGCGCCAGCCCACCGGTCGGCGGCTTGCGCTCTGGAAGTCCGTGCCCTGGCGCTGCGTCAGCGGTCGGGCGTTCTGCCAGAGGGCGAGCCGACCGGCGCGCTTGCTGCGGTCACCGTCGTGATGCGCGAAGTGCGTGGCGTCGCGCAAACGGGTGGCGTTCTGGAACACGCCCGTCCGAATCTGCGCGATGGGCGTCGCGTTCTCGTGGGCGAACCCGGTTGCGCCGTGCAAGCGCGTCGCCTGCTGCTGGCCGGTGCGCCGCAGCAGCGGCGCGGCCACCAAGATTGGCGGCAGGCGGTGCGCGATGCAGTGAACCGACAAAGCCCCACGCTGCCACGCCGCACCCCAGCCTGCGGGCGTCGCCGTCGCATCCTGCTGGCGCTGCGCTGCGCCGTCCTCGCGCTGCTCGGCCTGCTGCCACGCGTGCGCCGTCTGGCCTACCGTCGGGCGCTGCGTGTGCGATGCGTACCGCACCTCGCCAGTGAACACGACACCTGGCAGGCTCGCCCCTTCGGTGAGCGGCACGCTCGGCCGCAGCACCAGCGAACGCACACTCGGGCGAGGCAGTTCCGCCAGCAGCTCGGCGCGCGCAGGCGGGATGAACTTGATCGTGGCCGCTGGCCACGGCAGCGCGGCAATGATCGTCAGATCATTGCGTGGCGCGACGAAGTTCGCACCGAACAGCAGGTTGGCGTCGGTGGCGGCCGGGCGGTCGAACAGCAGATCCGTCTGCGCCGATTCGATATCGGCCATGTGTCACCCCAGCACCGCCGACACCATCCGCGCATCGCCGCCAAGGTACAGATTGGTGGAGGCCAGCTTGATGTCGCCATCACCGTCGGTGCCGCTGCAGTCGAGATCAAGCGCGGTGACCTCGTTGCCATTGACGAGCCGCGCCCAGGTCGCCACGCCGGTTGCCGTGATCAGCCCGTCCTCCTGCTGGGTGAGCGTGAGCAATCCGCCCGAGATCGTGCCCGCAGGCTTGGTCAGCCGGATCTCGACGAGCATGGCGCTCCCCGGCGCCGTGGCCGGGGTGGCGGGACGCGTTCCGCCGTAAATGCGCAGCCGCGCGGGCTCCGGCCCGGCATCGAGGAAAGCGAGCGTGCCGGCGAGCCGCGCCTCATTGTGTTCGACAGTGATCGCAACGGTCATGGGATCGGCTCGGGCTTGAGGTTGTCCGCGATCACGGCGCGGTACAGATGCTTGTGGTCATAGCTCACCACGGTGTAGCGCTGGGCAGGGTCGATCAACTCGAAACGGTAGTTGCCGGAGGCATCGCTCCAGGTTTCGGCGACCAGGACATTGGCGTTCTGGCTGATGAGCTGCACCCTCGCTACCCTCGGCTGGTCGGGTTGCCCCTTCTCCTTGACCGTGCCGGCGATGAAACCGTTGCCACTGAAGTGGATGTCCTTGCGACCGTTCGGAATCGGATGGAATTGCCAGTCGTAGCCACCGCCTCGGTTCCACAGATTGCTTGACGGGCTGTTGAGACGCGACAGGTCGACCTGGGCATTGACGCCGATGTTGGCGGCGGTATTCGGCGGCACCGAGGTCGAGCCCCCGGCCAGCCTCAGCAGATCGTCGTCGGCGTTCACGCCCACGGTCGCGGGGAACGCGGGCAGACCGGATGGCATGTCGCCCGCGATGGCGTGGATGCGCGCCGAGGCCCCGTACAGAAACACACCCGGGATCAGCTTGCCCCGGTAGGTGGCATCGATGACCTGGAACATCAGCACGCCGTCGGCCTTGAACTGGATCAGACGTGCCCACGGCACGCCGTTGGCATCGAATGCACCGCAGATCACTTCGCAGCGCAGGATCATCCGCTGACCGACGGTGAAGGTCGGGGCGACATCGGCCACGCCGGCGATGGGCTTCGCTCCGTCGTTGATGGTGACGCCAATCTGTGCGCTGGTCCCAAAGCTGCTGTTCCAGGAGGAAACGGACCACGAGCCGTCGAGATGCGCGAAGCGATAGCCCTCGGCACCGTTGCCCGTCGTCATCCACAGGCCGATGTGCTTGCGGCCACTGGGGTCGGACAGCAACTCGATGTCGGCCTCAAACCAGAAATCGCCGTTGGCGGCTTCGTTGAAGCGCAAGATCGACTGGTTGTTCGACGCCGAGATGTCGATGGCCTGCTGCGCGCTGTTATAGCTGGCGGACATGCTGCCGAGCGCCGTGGTATAGCCATTCGCCGGTGCCGTGGCGAAGGTGTCGTTGAGCGGGTAGCTCACGGCTCACCTCCACGGGCCGGTGATGTCGAAGGCGACCTGCGCACCTTCGGCATCATTGCTGTACTGCGTCCGCACCAACAGGAACCGCTTGCCTGCCTGCCCGACCACGTTGTCCACGATGGTCTGGTCGCTGTATGGCCGGTCCTGCGGCATCCACAGCATCCCAGGCATGATTCCGCGCATGTGGCCATCCTCTTGCCGCACGTAAGTCGGGAGCAGCCACAGGCTGTAGTCGGCACCGTTCGGAAACGGCATCGGCCCGCGCCCGCAGACCTGCTGGCCGTTGTTGGTGTTGAGCGACGTCAGCCCGAACCGCACCGGATTGCCAAGCTGCGTGTGGTTGCGCAGCAGCACATGGCCGTAGAAGTCCAGCGAGGCGACCAGGGATGCACCACCGTAGTCGCCCGGGTAGCTCATGTACTGGCTGTTGTTGCTCCAATAGAGATCGTGCGCGGCCAGCACGGTGGCGTAGTTATCGCCAGGCTTGAAGCTCGTGATGTCGCCAAAGCAGTAGCTGTTGCGGCCGTACCAGTTGTACCCCGCAGCATTGGTGACGAACAGGTAGAACAGCCGGTCGTCGCCGATCAGGACCCAATTGCGGTTGCCGCCGCCGCTGTCCCCGTAGGTGTCGTAGCCACCCTGGCGCGCGTGGTACCACTTGTACCATCCCCACTGGTTGGCCTGAACCTGCTTCCAGTTCTGCGTCGGGTTGTTCGGGTCATAGGGGGCCTGGGCGCCGACGATGGTGTCGATGTCGGCCAGGTCTTCAACGATGCCGACGTTGGCCCATTTGGCCCAGCCCGTCGTGTAGCCCGGCGTCTTGAGGCTGTTGTCGATCAGCAGAAGGTTCTGCGGGGACTGCGGGTTCCTGCTGCGGTAAGCGGCCTTGTGGGTCGCCGAGAAAGGCTTCTCCCAGCCCAGCGGTGCGACCTTGGCCGAGAGACTCGTCGCCGTCGTGGCCGGTGATGCGGGCGTGCCGGTCACCGCGTAGGTGAAGGTGGTCGTCGTCGCGGTCAACACACGGAACTGCCCGTTGTACTCGGGTTGCTCGGCGCCCGCGACCTCGACCACCTGGAAAGGCCGGTAGGCGTGGCCCGAGGCAATGGTGGCCGTGGCGACGCCGTCCGCAAAGGTCAGCGAGTCAATGGCCTTCAAGGCAAAGCCGTTGACGAGGCAGGCATCGAGCATCGTCACCAGATCGCCCCAGTTGTTGCTGATCTGGGGCGCGCCGGTCATGCCGCTGTTGAAGTATTTGACGGTGAGGTCAGCCATGGTATGGATTCCTTCTGATCAAGGGGTGTCGACGTCGCCGCGAATCAGCAGCGTGAAGTGGTCGTCGGGCACGGACTCCGGCCCCTGCTGGACGGTGCGTACCACCCACACCGGGAACTGCGCGCCGATGGTGTTGAAGCGCAGCACGTTGCCGGTGGCCCAGCCATTGCCCCAACCGAGCGCGGGCAGACGGAAGTACGGGACGCCAGTCGCGGGATTGATGGGCGCGCAGTCGGTGCTGGTGTTGCCGGTGGCGATCACGCCAACGTTCTCGCCGATGACCTCGAACGAAGTGCTGTTGGTCATCCGCACCACCCAGCGCTCGGTGAGCGCCCCACGATTGGTGACCGTGATCGGGTATTGCGTGTGGTTGAAGGTGGCCGTCGCGGCGCTGCCGACGGGTTCATCCGACCAGCTGCCGTTCCAGGTGCTCTGATCGAACACGAGGTTCACGCGGGCGAACAGATCACCGGCCACCAGCGCGCTGGACACGAAACTGCCAGACGCGGGGTCGCCAGGACTCGCCAGCGGATAGGCGTGCGTAAGAGGCCGCGTGAAGCTGATCTCGCCGTTGATCTGCACGTCGCGCACCACGGCCATGTCCTCGACGCGGTGCTCGATGGTCACCGGCTGGCTGTAGCCGGAAACATCAGTGAACGACACCGTGCCGGCTTCCAGGTCCGTGGTGTAGCCGCTGTGGATCACCACACCATCGTGGCCGACCACCCGCACGCGCGACAGGCGCACCCGGCCGCAATCGATGGTCTGCCCGTTGCTGACCGATGCCGTGATGCGACCGGTGTGGCCGACGACGGCGAAGCCACCCGGCCGGAAGATTGGCACGCGGCCGTCGCTGGGCAGGCGAACCGGATCGATGCCCAGCAACGCAGCATCCAGGGGCAGATAGCTGTAGGCCACCGCGCTGTAGCGCACGCTGGAGGCTGCGACGGGCTCGGGCCGGAAGATCTTGCCGTCCGGACGGACGTTCTCGGCATCGAACCAGGGTTCACTCTCGTTGCCCGCCGCCGTGACCACGGTGCCAAAACGCACGCGCACGAGGCCGGTGTCGTAATCGACGCTGCCGATGACGCCAGACGCGCTGATCGTGCCGTCGATGCCTGCCGTCACGGTCTGCGTGCCACCCACCGCGCGGGCGAACTGGATGGACAGCGATCCCGGGCGCAGCGGTGCGGCACCGGTGCGGAACACGTATTCGCTGGAGATGTTCTCGCCGACCGTGGTCACGCAACTGGCGCGCGTGATGCTGTTGGTAGCGCCCGCCGACCACGAGGTAAGCGTGACGTCGCCGGAGAGGTAGTTGATCGAGCCGCGCGTCACCCAGCCGCTCGGCGTGAACTCGCGCAATGTCCCTTGGCCGTTGTCGCCCCAGGGCTGCGCGCCGGGGACGGCAAGCAGCACGGTGCCGGTCACCACTTGCGCGTTCACGCCCGGCACCAGCCGAAACGACGGGCTGAACGCGAACGTCTCGCTGTGGTTGCTGGTGGAGCCCGCACTGTTGTAGCGCAGCTTCACGTAACCCGATTCGTCGTTCGGGTATAGAGACGGCGCGTTCACGTAGGAAATGCCGCTATAGTTCAAGCGCCATCTATAGCCTGAGGCGGTTCGCGACGCCGTGTAGTTCGGACGTGGAATCTGGACGGTCACATCCGGGTTGAAGACTACTTGACCCGTCGTGTAGTTGACCGTGCCGATGTTGCTGCCGTTCAGAACGACGTTGCCGTTACCGTCATCACGGGCGATCTGGGTCGGGTCACTCCACCAAGGAATGCCCATCTCGTAAATTTGAGTCCACGTATAAGTGCCTAGAACCGACGTGTCGGTCAGCGTATTCCACTCGATCTCAAGCGACCCTGGTTCGATGGAGCCGAGCGTCGCGGTCACCGGCAACCGGCCCTGACCGTTGCGCGATGGGTGCGCGAAGGTGTCTTCCTGCTTTGGACCTGCGACATAGCTCACAGTCAGCTGTGAGCCGACTGGCGGTAGCACGTTGGGCGCAAATTCAATTCGGTTCTGCGCGACGTACAGATTTCCAGTGGCATCGCCGCTGAGCACGCCAGACGTGGAGGCTGACGCGGTGCGCGTGCCCGTTCCACTCTCGTTCGGCCAAGTGATGGTGAGCGTCCCCGGTTGCACGCTTTTTCCTGCTGGTGGTGAAAGCGCAAGTGACTGCGACGCCTTGAGGACTGCTGACGGATGCTGCGTCTCCTGCGTCGGCACGTTCCAGGTCAGGATGAGCGATGACCCGACGTCGGGAAGCGCGCCCAGGGTCACGACGAACGCACCGGTGTTCTTGTTGAACGTGCCCGCGCCGTAGCTGGCATCCAACCCCTTGAGCGTGCCGTTGCCGCCATCAGACAACACGTACCAGCGCCCCTGCGCCATGTAGCTGATCGACAGCGTGCCGGGCTGCGGCACCGGATTGACCGTGCCGACGTAGGACTGGCTGCGCGACTCCGGCGTGACCGGAATCTCCGAGCTCTGCGGCGCACGCTGCAATTGAGCGGCAGGCGTGTACGTGACGTTCTTGGTGTTCGACATCGAGCCGGCGTTGAGGCTCAGAATGCCGTTGGCGTAGTCGATGGTGCCCAGCGTGCCGCTGGCTGTCTTGAGCAGCCCCGCGTCGTCGAAGATCGTGATGCCATCGGTCTGGATGGTCAGCGACCCCGGCAGACAACCGCCAGGAAGATTGAACTTGATGGTCGTCGTCCAGGCGTGGCTCGCCGTGTAGCTGACCGGCGCCGCACCGGGCACGGGCAGTCCGGAGGCCGCATACGGCGGAACGAAAGAGATCGGCGTCTCGGTCTGGGCGCTGGGCACCAGCTGCGTGTAGATGGACGCGCCCTTGATCGTGAAGTCGCCCACATGGGCCGCTTGCGTCAGCGGCACCACGCCGACGTAGGTGCCCGCGTCCGCCACGACCGTGTCGCGCACGCGGGTCGCATTGGCTGCCCGCGTGAACGTGCGGCTGGCCGGGGAGCCCGTGAAGTCAAAGCGCAGCGCGTCGCTGAGGGAGACGGTGACGACCGCTGCCTTGTAGTCCTGGTCGGTGTTGTAAGTGAAGCTGCGCTCGACCACGGACACGGCAGTGGCCCGGATGTACTGCTCCTTCTGCGTGGGCAGCCCTTCGTTCTCGATCAGGACCAGGGTCTGTCCGACGTTGGGCACGGCGTCGCTCAGGCGCTGGAAGAGCTGGATCACCCGCTGGCCCGCGATGTGGTTCTCGAAGAGATACCCGGCCCACTCCGGCCCTTTGTTGAGGTAGGCCTCGATCCGGGTCTGGGCCTGCTCGCGGGTGTCAAAGGTCTTGCGGGTGGAAAACAGCGTGACGCTGACGCGCTCGTCCTGCGGCGGCTCGGCCACGATCACGTTGGCCCCGAAGTAGGTGTCGGTATCGTCGGTCTGCACCGAGACGAAGGTCTTGCGCAGGTTGACCCGACCACCAGCGCGATCCAGCTCGGAGATGTCCGGGAAGATGGCGTTGGAGACGCCATCGGCTATTGCGTTGCCGGTGGGCGCACCGCCGCCTTCGGGCACATCCGCCATCACGGCGGACTTCAGCAATTTCACGTCGCCCGATTGGATGGGCATGATCAGATCTCCAGGAAACGCAAGGTCAGGTGGTAAAAGTCGGTGTCGGCACGCGCCGGAATGCCCAGCACGGGCTCGGCCTCGATGGCCGTCTCCGCATGCCGAAAGGCCACGGTGAACGAGCGGCCATCGGCGAAGGTCAGCGCGAACCGTCCCGTGGTGCTGCCGACCGGAATTGCCGCCCACGCGCGCAACTGCTCGACGGTGGCCCGGGTGACCCAGGCCATGTCGGGCGCGCCCACCAGCGTGATCGGCCGCCCGGCCTGCCGGGTCGCGGATTGGATCAGCAAGGCGCCGGTGATGAGGTAGGACGCGGACGCCACGGCCGGTGACCAGGCGTGCTCGTCGCTCCACAGCAGATCGTCGGGAAGTACCAGGGCCACCTCGTCGGCGAGGTTCTTCAGTTGCATCGGGGAGAACTCAGACCGCCCGGGCGCGGGCGGCATCCAACAGTTGCAGCAGGCGCGACTCGTCGCGCGCATCGATGGCGGCATTGACTTTGCGGTCGCCCGAGGACAACTCCACGCGCACGGTGCGGGTGGGCGTACCTTCTGGCAACGAGGGACGTGGCAGGCTGCGGCTTGCGGGCTGCACCAGACCGCCAGAGGCAAAGCCCTGGATGCCCGCCAGCGCACGCCCGGCCAGTGCCTGCGCGGGAGCGCTCAGGTTGTTGATGGCTTCGAAGAAGCCCGCGCCGTAGCGGGCGACGGCCTGCCGGTTCACGACGAACTCACCCGGGGTGAGCATCGCCGGTACGGTGTCGGATTTGGACAAGCCGCCGCGCCGGTAGAACTCGCCCTGGTTCTGCTCCATGTAGTCGATCAAGTCGCGCTCCAGGTCTTTGCCCCAGAGCAGAGGCTGGGCCATCGCCTGCCGCCACGTCTTCTTGATGCGCTCGATGTTCTGACGCTCGTTGCCGGTCAGCGTCTTGCGGCCGATGAGATCTTCCAGCGTGCGCCGATCCTGCTGCGCCTGCTGGCCGTAGCTCTCCATCGTTTTCCAGCGCATGTCGACGCTGACTGCCGCGCCGTAGTTTCTCTCGAGCCAGCCGGTATATTCACGCATTCCCTGCAGGCCGAGTTCGATCATCTGCAGAGCTTCGACCACCTCCCTGTTTTTCTTGGGCCTGCTCGGCTGGTCGTTGAAACCGGATCCTGTGGAACCGGTACCGTTCAAGGAGTCAACGCGGCCGCCAACCGCGAAGCGGGCGACGCCCCCGGCGACACTGTTCGCCAGACGAGACAGCGCGCCGCTGCCGTACTTCTGCACGGCGGCTTTGCGGATCACGAAGGCCCCGGCGTCCAGGGTGCGCGGCACCGTGTCGTGGTGGCCGGAGCCAGGAACGGTGCCGCCGGTCATCCGGGGAAAGGCCGGAGCCACCACACCGCCATCGGCAAAGTGGCGCACGCCGCGGCCGACCAAACCGCCAGTGGCATTCGTCTCCACCTTGCGCACGTAGATCGTGTGCGTGCTCGACGTGTTCATGCCGTTGAGGCTCAGGATCTCGGATCGGGCAGCATCCGCGTTCGAGTTGACCTGGTGGCGCGACTCGGTCTGGATGCGGTCGAGCGCCCGGATCATCGTTTCGACGTTGGTGATCGCCGCCTGCGCCTTCTCGGTGGTCACCTTCAGTTCGAGCTGCGAGTTCTGGTCGGCGTAGACCTTGAGCTTGTCGAGCGCTTCCTTGGCCTTCGACACGTCGGCATCGACCGGCAGCGTCTTGCCTTCCTTGAGCAACGCCTCGTACTCCTTGAGCTTCTTCTCCGCTTCCTGCAAGTCGGCCTGGATCTGCAGCAGGTATTTCTTCTCGGCCAGTGCCTTGTCCAGATCGGCAAGGGCCTGGTTGAAGCGCGTCGCATCGGCATCCAGCGTGACCTTCAGGCCGTCCTTGAGCTTGGCCGTGATGTCATCGATCTGGCGCGTGGTCTCGGTCAGCGTCCGCTGGATCTCATCGCGCGCCGAGAGCGCCGATTGGGCTGCTGTCTTGTGGGCTTGGGCTTCGGCGTCGAGCGTCTTGTTGAGGATCTCCTCCGAGTCGCGGATGCGCTGGATGGCCTGATTGACGCCATCCTTACCTTGCGCGATCTGGGCATCCGCTTCCTTCGCCTTCTGCGCCAACTCTGCGCGCAGTTGATCGGCCTGCCGCATCAGAGCATCGGCCTGCGCGTATTCCTGGCGGCGAGTGGCCTCGCGGGACTGCGCTTCGAGCTGCGCGACCTGGGTCACCGCCTGCTCAGACTGCTTGCGCGCCTCCTCGCCGCGCCTGGCCTCGCTGGTCTGGCTACTCGCCACCTGGGCGGCCAGGTCCATCGCCTTCTGCGCCAGTTGTCGGGCCTGCTCAAGCTCGCCGTCGGCCAGCGCCTCGCGTGCCTTCGCCTGGTACTCGGCGATCTGACGCTTGCGGTCTTCGGTCGCCTCGTACTCGGTCATGCCCTGACGGCGGATGTCGCGGATGCGCTCCTCCGTCGTCATCGAGAGCTGGCGCTTCTCCTCCTCGATGCGCTGCACTTCGGCCAGGTGCCGGTTGGCCTCGGCGTTGAGGGCATCGATGTGCTGCCGGTACTCGGAGAGCGCCTGCGTCAAAGTCTGGCGCTTGGTAGCCAAGATTTCGTTTTCGACGCGGGTGACGTTGGCGGCGCGCTCGGCCTCGGTCTGTCCATCACGGCGCGCCGCTTCGATCTTGGCCCGCGACTCGTCGTCAATCAGCTTCAGGGTGTCGGCAGTCGCCTGCCGGCGCAGTGTGGTCTGCTGCGTCAGCGCATCGGTCAGCAGCTGCGTGGACTTCGTGATCAGCGCGGCTTCGGACTGTTTGGAGAGTTCGAGTGCGCTCTTCTCCTGCTCGTAGCGCGCCTTCACGGCCTCAACCTGCCGCTGCAGGCTGGCCTCGACGATGGAGGTCAGGCCCTTGTAGGCATCGGCCATTTTCGCAGTGGCGTCGTTGACCGTCTGGTTGGCCTTGGCCGTTGCCTGCTCGACCTCACCGAGGCGGGATTTCAGTTTCTCAAGGGCGCTATGGACCGCCTCGATGCCGCGCCCGACCGCCTCCTGCGTTCCCTGCCGCACGGCCTCCAGCCGCTTGGCAATCTCCTCGGCAGCCGAGGCGGCGGTGTTCATCGCGCCCTTGGCGGCGTCCGCCCCCTTGGCTGCATCGGCGTACATCTGCGCGAAGATCTGATTCATCTCCGCCAGCCGCTGCTCATGGCGCTTGGTGGCCTCGGCAATCGTGTCCGACGTGAAAACAGCCGCGAACACATCCCAGCGGTAGCGCAGCTGCTCGATACCCTTGACCAGCATCTCCACCATGAAGATGCCGGCCTTGCGGACGATCTCGAACTTCTCGGACAACCACGTGCCGATCTCCCAGCCGACGAGGAAGGCTCCCAGCGCCGCGAACGCGACACGCAGTTTGCCCACCGTGGCGATGGCCTCAGCCAAGGACAGATTCGCGGTCGCCCACGCGGCCGAGGTGGCGGTGGCGGCCGTGACCGCTGCCGCCCCGGCTGTCTGCCACGCGGTGATCAAGGCCGGGATCAGGCGGTAGATCAGCACTGCCAGCCCGACCTCGGCGATGCGCTTCAACCACTGCATCACCGTGTCCAGGTTGTTGGCGAGGAAGGTCAACGCCTCGGCGAGCTTCTTGGTGAAGCCGGTCGATTCGTCAAGCCTGCTGATCCACTGCCCGAAGGCATTGCGCAGGCGCTCAAAGCTCTGGCTGACCGTCTGCGGCAGTTGTGCGTACTCGGCGGCCAGCTTCTCCTTCTGGCTCATCAGCGCGTTGACCACCACGTCGGCGGTGAGCCGTCCTTCTTCGGCGAGCTTCCTCAGCCGACCGATGGGCACGTTCAGGCCATCGGCCAGGGCCTGCGCCAGGCGCGGGCTGTTCTCGACGACGGAGTTGAACTCCTCGCCGCGCAACACGCCCGAGGCCAGCGCCTGCCCGAACTGCAGCAAGGCGGAACGCGATTCCTCGGCGGACGCTCCCGACAAGCGTAGCGCCTGCGAGATGCTCTCGGTGATCGTGAGCGCGTCCTTCTGCTCGAGGCCCAATCCGCGCACGGCCTGCTGCAGCTTGCCGTACAACGTGGCGGTCTCCTGGATCGGCACACCGATTCGCTGAGCGATGTCAAAGAGGGCCGATTGCGCAGTGACGTACTCGCGCTGCCCGGCCGTGGCCAGCTTCAGGCGCGCGGACATCATGTTCCACGCGTCGGCGATCTGGACGATCTCCTGGACCTTGCCGCCGGCCCAGTTGATGGTCAGGAAGGCCAGCAGCTGGGTCTTGGCCCGGTTGACCTGTTCGCCGAACGCGGACATGCCCGCCCTGACCTCGGCCATGCCGGCGGCCGCCTTCTCACCGGCGGTTTTTGCAGTGCTTGAGAGCTCGCCAAGGCTGCGCTCGGCCGAGGTGATGGCGCGTTTGAGCCCCTCGTCGGCTCCTTCGAGCGCGACGAGGATGCTGATGCGCTTGCTAGACATCGCGGGTATATTCCAAGTAACTGATGAGCGAAAGGATGGGTTGTGTTCTCACCGGCAACCGTTGAAGCGATCGGGTCCTATGTCTATGCCCTTGCAGACTTGGACGACCGGATCTTTTACGTGGGCAAGGGCCAAGGAAATCGGGTCTTCGATCACGTCGAAGAGGTGCGTCGACTACTGACCGACGATCCAATGCGCCTGCTCGAAACTCCGGAAGATGAGGACGTCGACAGAGATGGCCTGTCGCCGAAGCGGCAGCGCATTGCAGCCCTACTGCGAGCGGGCTCCGAGCCGTCCATGTACATCGTCTGGGAAGGGCTGACCCCCGAGCAGGCGCTGCTGATTGAGGCTGCCCTCATCAGCGTTCTTGACTGGCAGCTAGGAGGCGCTCTGACGAATCAGGTCTCTGGGCATGGCACGACTCACTTCGGCTTGAAGACGGTGCAAGACCTGGAAGCGACGAAAGGCGAACCTTTCCGCATTGCAGATCTACCGGGCGTCGCCGAGTCGGAGGAGGTCATCGCGATCAACATCAATCGGCGGTGGCCTGAAGTCGTTGCACAGAAGTCCACGCTGCTCGACGTCTCCAAGGGCCGCTGGAAACTCGACCCGAAGCGCGCTTCGCGATGCCGCTACGCGATCATTCACGCCAACGGCATCGTCCGTGGTGTCTTCGAGGTCAAGGAGTGGCAAGGCCCAGATTCAGAGGGCCGATTCACTTTCGTGCCCGTTCACGAAGATCCGCTCCAAGGGGCGAGTTTCAGTCAGAAGAACGCCTCGTCCCTATTCGGCACTGCTGGCAGTGGATCGCAAAACCCCATTCGCTACGTGCGTGTTCCGCGATAGTGGTCACACGATTTGATTCAGGCTCTGCTCCACCGCCGCCGACAGGCGTGGAATCCGGCCCGCGACCAGACGCTCGATATCGAGGCGCTTCCTGAGTACGACCTTGGGCACCAGCACGGCAATCGGGATGTCAGCGCCGCGCTTGAGACGCTTGATGCCATCTGCTTTGCGATAACGGCGCTTGAAGCCCGCCAGCGGACGGTCGTGTTCCTTGATGTTCTCGGCCATCAGGACGATGTTCCCCTTCGCATTCTTGATGAAATAGGCGTTGCCGCCGCGCATCAGCTCGGCAATTTGCGCCTTGAAACGCTTGCGGCCGACGCGCCCGTAGAGCGGGATCAGCATCCGGCCGGCGATCAGGCCACCGCGCTCGTGCATCCCCGACCACGGGATGCGCGAACCCACGTAGAGCGCGGGCAAGCGGTTCGGGTCGCGGTCCAATACGCGGGCGGTGAAGCCCTTGAGGAAGGCCTTTTTCACCACGTTCAACTGCCCGGCGACGTGGCCGCGCACGTCCTGTTTGAGCTCAGCAGCCTCGATGGCGAGGCCGCGCGCGACTGCCTTCCGCGCCTTCTCGCGGAACTCACTGCCCCAACGGCGCAGTTGCGCCTGCGCGGCAGCGCTATCGATGCGGACGGAGATGCGCATGGTCAGTCAGGCGGTCAAGGGTCTGGTCGAGGTGACGGGCGTCGCCGCGCGTGCCGATGGCGACGAGCGACAGCAGCCGCGCATCGCGGGCCGCATCGCTGCGTGCCGTGGCGGCGACGAAGCCGCGCACCTGTGCCAGGGTGTAGTCGAGGATGTCGGGCAAGCGGTGGCCGTGCTCGATCAGGTACTGGACGGTGTCGAACCAGCTGCCATCTCCGGCGCTTGCTTCGTTTGCGCGAACAGGCTGTCGAGCTTCGGCAGCACCGTCCGGGTAAAAAAATCCGCGTTCACCTCGATCACCTTGGCCGCCAGCAGGATCGCCTCGTCGGCGGCCAGATCGTCAACCCACGCGCGCGGCTTACCCACCGCGATGGCGATGGCCGACAACAGGTCCTCGCCCTGCTGCCCGAACAACGCCAGCCAGTCGATCTCGTGAGCGGTGAGCTGCTGCATCACCGGCGTGATCGCGCGCAGGAAGGCGGGCATCTGGCCGACCTTGAGTGGTTTGATGGCCAGCGGCTCGCCGTCGATGACCAGTTCCACCGCCTGCGGGAGCAGGGTTTCCAGATCGCTCATGGCAGTCCCCATCACAGTTGCACGATGCGGCCGAACTGGCCGAGCACCGCGTCATAGGGCTTGGTGGTGTCGGCCAGGAGCGAGCCTTCCAGCTCGAACTTGTTGTACTCGTCCGAGATGAAGGAGATCTCCTTCAGTGGATCAAAGGCCACGCGGTAGAGCTCCACCAGCACCTTGGCGTTGCCCTGCGCGGTGTTGACGCCTTCCAGGCGCAGGAAGCGCTCGGGCAGCGCCTGGGTGAAGATGCCGATCTCGGTGGCCACACCGTAGGCGTAGCTGGCCTTGAACGGCGGCGTGAAGCCGGTGATCTCCAGAAACTGGAGGGCACCGAAGTCGGTGTCTGCCGTGTAGTTCGTGCCCAGAGCCAGGGTGGCAGGCGTCGCCGCCGAATCGACCACGACGAGGGAAGATACCTTCGGGTGGGCCAGGAAGTACCTGTCGCCCACCACGGGCGCGGCACCGCCGATGGGTTCGGCGGTCACCGTGCCGGTGCTGCCGGTGACGTGGTTGCCGTAGAGGGCCAGCGCGAGGTTTTCCTTGGTGAACTCCGAAGTACCTGTCGCCCACCACGGGCGCGGCACCGCCGATGGGTTCGGCGGTCACCGTGCCGGTGCTGCCGGTGACGTGGTTGCCGTAGAGGGCCAGCGCGAGGTTTTCCTTGGTGAACTCCTCGATGGTGAGATTCACGGTGGCGGACTTCTGCTTCACCATCCGGTGGTCGAGTGTGCGCTGGCCGGTCTGGCTCTCGTAGTGCTCCAGTACGTCGGTCTTGAGCGAGAGCTTGAGCTCAGCCACGTTGCCGGGCGATCGCACTTCGATGGGCAGGCCGGATTCGTCGCGCTTGCCGAGAAAGACGCGACCCTGAAAACTGGCATAGGTGCTCATGGCTTGGATTCCTTGCGTTGGTTGGGAGTGGGTTTGGCTTCGCTGGGAGCGCCATCACCTTCCGGCTGCGGCACGGGTGCGGGCCGGTGGTCGTAGCGGGCAATGCCGTTGGCGATGAGCCAGTCGGCGGTGTGGCCATCCACATCGAGCCGTTCGCCCGCCTTGTGGGCTTGGCCCGCGTGGGTGTGCGGCTGAGTCAGAACGATGGAAGTCATGGGGTCATCCTTGGGCTGAAAGATCGGTATCGAGCGTCCGGTAGGTGACGCAATAGCGCGCGGGGATCGTGGCGGCCGCCGCATCGGCGTCCTCGACGTCCCACTCACAGTCCTGCTCACGCAGCCCCAAGGCCAAGCCGCCGAGATTGCGGTCGGCCATCAGCGCGGCGTGGGCGGCGGTGAGCAGCCGGTCGGCTTCGGTTTCCGCAATGGCGGGCGGTACCGCGCGGGCCAGCGCGACGAGGCGCACCGTGAGCTCGCGTGTGACGCGGTCGTTGGCGCGTTCGGTGATCGATTCGGACTCGGGGAACACCACCAGCGCCGGACATTGCTCCCGGCCGATGGCCACCGTGGGCGAGCGGTGCAAGGTCGCCCCAAGCGATTCCACCGGCGTGCGGACGGCCGCCATCACCGCGAGCAGAATCCGTTCGCGGATCGAGTTGCCGGACACGGGTCAGAGCCTTGTGAGCTTGGCGCGCATCTCCGAGCCGTCACCCACGGCCCGGATCTCGCGCACCTGATAGATCACGCCATCGATCTCCAGCGTGTCCCACACAGCCAGCCCTTTGAGCACCGATGCCGGGTAGGCGATCTGGTAGTCGGTGGTCGACGCCAGCCCGTCGAACACGGTGTCGTCCGGTGCGGCGAAGCCGACAGCGTGCGTCTGCGACGGCGAGCCATCGGCAGGCTGCCAATGGCAATCACGCAGCAGGCCCGCGTGGGTGGCGGCGGCATAGACCTGCTCGACGAGGCCCATCACGCGATCTCCAGCTTCACCAGCAACTGTGGGCGGTGGCACAGCGGCAGCGGGTTGGCCTGCGTGTGCAGATCGGTGCCCCGGTCGAACTTGCGCGGTTCCTGCTTGGCGTAGAGCGGCAACGCCACCGTGTTGGCCGTCTCGTTGAAGTCGGCGGGTGCGTAATAGGTGGCGAAGGTGTCCATCGTACCGAGCGGGAAGGCGTGCCCTTCGTCGTCCTCGACAAAGCGGCGCACGCCGCCTCCCGGTGCCGTCGCGCGACCGCGATGCTCCTCGAAGGTAATGCCGCAGAAGGTGAAGCCACTGCGAAGATCAGAGCGAAGCACCAGACCTTCCTGATAACGCTCGTAGGCTTTGACAACATCGTCGTGTTTGACCAGCGCCTCGAAGAAGTCCTTGCCGACAAAGACGTGCAGGCCCGTCATCCGCTCGCCCTGCAGGTTGTCCTCGACGTAGCGAAGCAGCTCGCGGCAGGCCTGTCCGACGTCGAAATCACTGTCGTGCGCGGCGATGTTCCACGCGAAGGTCTTCGGGGTGATGCGGAACTCGTCGTACAGGTTGTAAATCACGCTGCCGTCCGCATCGAGGATCAGCCCCTTGAGCGCGCCGAAGCGCAGGTGCTCCAGGGTGATCGCGTGCTTGTTGCGCATCGTCTGCAGGTGCTGCGCCATCACGCCCGCCACCGTCTGCAGTTCCGTCTCCGAGCCGAAGGCACGGATGCCTTGCACCTCCTCGGGCAGTACCACGTCATCGTGCGGGATGTGCGGGATGTGGAACGAACGCACGTTGCGCTGGCCGCGCACGCCGACCGTGCCCGGCGAGCCCACGGGCATCGTCGGCAGCAAGGTCAGCACGCCGTTCTGCTGCTCGACGATGATCGAGCGGAAGCGCTGCGGACGGTCGACGAACAGCCCCATCTGGGCCAGGCGGTCGTAGTTGTTGGGCAGCAGGTTGATGGCAGTCGTCAGTGCCGACATCGAGAAGGCGGGGTTTTCGAAGATGTTCTGCATGGTCAGACTCCTTGACGGACGAGGACGCCCAGCGCCTTGAGCTGGGCCATGGCCGACGCCTTCTCGGCAGCGGTGATGGCCTCGGGCCACACGAGCGCGTGGTCGGACACGATGGCGTGACGCGCAACGACGAGGCCGTTGTCACGGTCGGCCAGCGTGGCGTCGCAGTTTTGCAGCAGCACGCCTGCAGCGACCTGCGAACCATCCTCAGCGGACGGGTCGATCTGCTTGACCTTGCCGGTGGCGGTGACCATGCCAACGACCGTGCCCAGCGGCAGGTTCTGGCCTGCGGCCACGGTGACGCGGTCACGCGAGTACAGGTTGGGCGCTTCGTACTTGAGCAGGTCGCCCAGGTTCATGCCCTCGGTGAAAACGGTAGCCATTTCAAATCTCCTTCTTGAGCGTCGCCGCCTGGGCGGCGAGTTGCTTGGCCGCATCGATCAGCGGGTTGCTGGCAGTGGATGCGGCCGCATCGGGCGCGATGCGCGTGACGATCTCTGGGCTGGCGTCGGCCTGAGCGGCCAGCAATTGGCTGCGCACCTTGGCCGGCGTGACCTGTGCTTCGAGAAAACCCGCGATCAGGTCGGTGCGACCGGCGAGCGTGCAGGTCTGCGCGATCTCGACGGCCTCCAAAACGGTCAACGTAGTGGCGGGCGATTGAGCAGGACTGCCCACAGGATCAGCAAGAGGCCGATCCAGAGCAGCGGGGTCGGTTCGATCATTCATCAAGGACTCCTTGGGGTGGTTGCTGAGTAAGCCCGCCCGCGCGGCCACGGCCACCGGAGTCGGGTTGGGGGAAAGGGATGCGAGCAGCTGCGCCAGCGCGTCGTCGAAGGTGCCGACGGCGTCGGCCAGGCCCATGGCGACAGCGGCCTGCCCAAAAAACAGTCCGGCCTCGGTGTCGCGCACGGCGGACGGCTCCAGCCGGCGGTTGCGGGCCACCGTCTCGACGAACAGGCCATAGATGCGATTCACCTCCGCCTTGAGAAAGGCGTGGGCCTCGCTCGAGATCGGCTCGTGCGGGTTGAGGTCGTTCTTGCGGTCGCCCGCGAACACGGCGGTGTAACGAACGCCGTCCTGCGCGTCCTTCTCGGACTGGTCGACGTGCATCGCGATGACGCCAATCGACCCCACACCGCCCGTGCGCGAGACGAACACACGGCTGGCGGCGGACGCCAGCGCGTAGGCGGCCGAGAAGGCCATGTCGTTGGCCACGGCCCAGACCGGCTTGATCTGGCTGGCTGTGCGGATACGGTCGGCCAGATCGAACACACCACCCGACTCGCCACCCGGCGAATCGATGTCGAGCAGGATGGCCGACACCGCCGGATTGCCGATGGCGGCGTCCAGTTGCGCGGCGAGATCCGTGTAACTGGTCAGCCCCGACTCGGCTTCCAGCCCCACGGTGCGGCGCACCAGCGTGCCGTGAATCGGAATGACCGCCACACCGGGCGGTGATCCGGACGTGGCGCTGCTGTCACGCTGGGGCGACGTGTAGCCGGGGGCGGCGGCCAGATCGGCAAGGCCGACCCGGGGTCCGAGCACGGCTAGGATCACGTCAAGTTTTGGGCGATGAATGGCCAGCGGCACGCCAAAGAGGCGCGCCGCCAGATGCGGCAGCAGGGTCATGGGAAGTCCTTCAGGCAGGCGATGGGCTGCCGGTTGGCGCAGCGCCGGCAGCGTTCGCGGTGGCCAAGCCACCGTCTTTCGATGTATGACGCGGGTCCGAGTCGAGGATCAAACCGAGGTCATCGGCGCGCCGATTGTCGGCGGCGATCTCGCGGTCAACATCCTCGGCGTCGTAGCCGAAGGCCGAGATGGCTTCCGAGCGCGACATCAAGCCCGCTCGGATGGCCAGCAACATCGCCTTGAATTCCTTCTCGGGATCGACCCACTGCCAGCCCTGCGGAATCCACTTCACCGCGAGATACTGGCGACGGCGGGCAGGCCCGCCGCGTGCGAAGCCCGGCGCATCCAGTGCCCCGGCGAGCACGGCCTGCTTCATCCACGCCGCCCACACTGGGCGGCACATCTGATGCACCAGCACGCCGTGCTGCACCATCTCGCAGCGACGCCGGAACTCCAGCATCCCGGCGCGGATGGACGAGTAGTTGACGCCGGTCAGATCACCAGTCAACTGCTCGTAGGTGATGCCAATGGCGGCAGCGACTGCCCGGAACTGCGTGCGCAGGAATTCGGAATATGAACCGCCCACGTCGGCGGGATCGGAGAACTTGATGTCCTCGCCGGGCTCGAGAATCTGCAAGGTCCCAGGCTCCAGCCCGGCGAGGGCGATGCCGTCGCCGTCGGCGGGGCCTTCGCCCATCAGGTTGTCCTCGGGGTTCTGGCGCGTCACGAAACCCGCGAACATCGCGGCGGTTTTCTTGCGCACCAGCTCGGCATCGTCGTATTGGTCGAGTTCGTTGAGCTTGACGAGCGCCCGCGACAACCAAGGCTCGCCCCGGATCTGGCCCGGGCGCAACACGCGGTACAGATGGATGATCTCGCGCGCATCCACGCGCACCGTGTCCATGCCGCCCTGGCCCGACATCGGCGCGAGGCGACCGTCCTCCGGGTGCGAGCGGTACAGGTGGTAGGCCACACGCCGACCCAGGCTGTCGAACTCGATACCCGATCGCACCACGTTGCCCGACGGCAAATCGGTGTTGAGGGAGATCGGCAGGTGTTCCGGCTCCAGAAGTTGAAGCTGCAGCGGCACGACCAGTCCGTCCTCCGGACGGCGTGGCCGCAGTCGGATCAGGCATTCGCCACCTTCGAGCATCGCCCGACACGCCAGCGCCTGCAGGCCGTAGAAATCGGTCTGTCCGGCGGCATCGGCTTCCTCCGTCCAGTCGCGCCAGAGGGCTTGGACTTCGGCCTTGAACCGTTCGTCGCCAGACAGGCTTTGCGGCTTGATGCCGGTGCCGACCGCGTTGGCCACGAAGGCTTCGATCCCGGCCTGCGCCCAGGCATTGCGGCGCACGAGGTCGCGGCTTTTGATACGCAGTTCGTTGCTGCTCGCCAGCATCGCGGCGACCGCGCCCGGGTTGCCGGGCATCCAAGCCAGCGAGCGACGGCCACGCCCAGCGGCTTCATGTACCGGCGAGGCACCGAACAAGCGGCGCACGGCTTGGGAGAACCAGGCCATCTCAGAACCCCTTGTTCGTGGTGACGCGGATCTGGCGCGGCGCACCGGGCCACAGCCCGGTGGCAGCCGCCTGTTCGAAGAGTTCGCGTTTGACCTCGCGGATCGCCGCCTTGAGCTCGTCGACCGAGCGGTACTCGACCGTCTTGTCGGCAAAGGTCACACGCCGTTCCCCCTTGGCGACTGCGGCTTCCAGTGCGTCGAGATGCGCTTGTGTGTAGGCCATCAGCGATACACCACGAGATTGACTTCGGAGGAGTCCGCAAAACTGGACGCGGCGGTCGTGCAGCTGATGTCGACGTAGTGCGCGGTCTTGGCATCCGCCGTGGCACGCACCACGGCGATGCGTTGCTGGCCCGTGTCCACACTGCTGCGGGCGAGTGCTGTCCAGCAGTAGTTCGCGTCCGGCATCGGCGTGGCAAAGGTCACGCGGTAGCGGCCAGCTGCCGTCCGCGTCACGCTGGCGACGTTGTGCGATCCACGCACGACGATCTGGTTGCCGACATAGCCGAAGCACACCCAAGCCCGGGCAAGACCAGGGTGGGTCGCGTCGATCTTGCTAGCCACCACATCACCCACGCGCGCCGCCAGATCGGCCACGCGTTGAACCAGGGACATCAGACCAAGGCCCCGTCGAAGATCGCCACAAAATCGGTGTCGGTATCGCCCACATCACTGGCGGCCACCGCTCCGATATTGCTGCGGGCCTGCGCCTGCTGCGCTGCATTGAGGGTCTGCTCGCCATCGAATCGCACACGCAGGTTCACGGCGGCCAGCAAGGCATCCAGCCCACTGGTGCCGCTTTGCAGCAGTTGCTGGATCTCCACCAGGGTGTCGTAGGCGGCGTCCGCTCCACCGAGGATGTCGGCCTTGAGCGCGTCGAGCAGCGATGCGATCTTGTTCGACGAGTAGGTGGTGGAGGTGGCGATCTGGCTGTCGTCGATGGTGGTGGCGGACAGCACCGCCGCCTTCAGTTCGTTGATCGCCGCGACTAGGCTCGACTTGTCGGTGGTGGACAGGCTGGCGAGATTGCCTGCGGTGGCCCGGACGTCGTTGAACTCCTGGGCGACCCGGATGACCAGGCTCTCGATACGGGTAGCAAGACTCATGTTTTCTCCTTGGGTTGAAGGTGGCCGCGGTCAGCGAAGCCAACGGCTGCGGATGACACGCCGGCCGCTACGGCGGGTGCCAGAAGCAGCGAGGCCACCGCTGGGGGTGGCCTCGTTCAATTCGATGTCGTGGATGTGCGGTGGCGCATCCGGTGGGGGTGCTACCCCCAGTTGCCGCTCCAACTCCCGCCAGTGGCGTTCCTCGAAGCGGTCCAGTCCCGCACTGGACGCGGCCGCGCGGGCATAGACGTAGCAGTCGAGCGCTTCATTGCGCTCGCGCATCTTTTGCCACTCGCGCACCGGGAAGCCGTTGCGGTCGCGGCGCGTGATCAGTTGCTCGGCACAGAGCTGCTGGATGAACTCGGCGTCGATCTTGGGCAGGTGGACGAAACCGGCCGGGTAGATCGGCGTGGTGCCGTCGTCGGCGACATCCGCGCACTTGCGCAGGTTGTTGTAGAGCTCAAGCTTGGCGATGCCGACCGCCACGGTGTAGACCTTGATGCCCCGGCGCAGCCTCTTGCCGGCCTGCGAAACATCGACCGCAGTCGGTGTGCCGATCAGGGCGGCGCCCCCCATCGCCCCACTTCGCACACCCTTGACCGCCATCACGCGCGCATCGTGGCAGGCTCGCACGAAGGCGTATGCCTCCTGCGTCGCAAAGCCGGTGTCCAGCGCGAAGCGGGCCAGCGGCATGGCCGCCCCCGATGCGTGCGTCCAGTGCTCCGTGACCAGTTCCGCCAGGCGCTTCCATACCGCGTCTCGTGCGGTATCGCCCATCAGGACTCGGTGCTCGACCAGCCACGATTCCTTGCCGCGCCCAAAGGCCCAGATGGACGCCTCGATGCGGTCCTTCTGCACGTCGGCGCCGCCCACCAGCAAGAGGCCACCCTCGGGCACCCGGCCCAGGGGGTAGTCCTCTCGCCGCTCGACCAGCCGTTGCCAGTCCGGCGCTTCACCTTCCTCGACCCAGGTTTCACCCAGTTCGGTGTTCTTGAAGGTCTTGATCGCGGCCGCCGACCCCGACTCTTTGTTGACGGCGGCTTCCCACGCGGCAGCGATGTCACGCCAGGATCGCCAGCCCACCGGGCTGTACAGAGACGACAAGTGAAAGCCTGCCGTCTTGCTTTGTGCCATCGCGCGCCACTCGCCGTGTTCCAGCATCCAGGTCTTGTGGTGCTCGGCAATGCGCGCGTCGCAGGCCTCGCAGACGTAGGCGGCGGATTCCGGCTGCCCCTTGTCCCAGCGCAGTTGCTCGAAGCGCAACCACTGCGAGTGGTTGCAGTGTGGGCACGGCACGAAGTAGCGGCGCTGGTCGCTGGCCTCGTACTCCCGCTCGATGGCGCTCGCACCAGAGATCGTCGGCGTCGAGACAATGAAGATCTTGCGCCGCGCGAAGGTTCGGGTACGCGCCTCGGCCAGTGAGATCGCATCGCCTTCGCCCTCGACGTCCAACGGGTAGCCATCGACCTCGTCGAGGAACAGATAGCGCACCGGCATCGAGCGCAGGCCCACCGCGCTGTTCGCGCCGGTCATTACGAGCACGCCGCCCCGGAACTCCTTGGCGAGGATGGTGTTGCCCGAATCGCGCGAGCGGGCCGGGGCGATCAGTTCAGCGAGCGCCGGTGACTCCTCGATCAGCGGGTCGATCCGCTGCTTGGAGTTGCGCTTGGCCATCTCCACCGTCGGCCAAACCGCCATCATCGGCCCGGGCGCGTGGTGGATCACGTAGCCGATCCAGTTCGAGCCCATCTCGGTCGCGCCCAGCTGCGCGGCCTTCATGAACACCACCCGCTCGACCGGCGAGGTCGGCGACAGGCAATCCATGATGTCCTTCAGGTACGGCGTGCGGCTGGTGCGCCAACGCCCCGGCTCGGCAGACGCTTTGCTCGACAGCATCCGGTGGCGGTCCGACCATTCCGACACCGTGAGCAACGGGTCGGGCGTCAGTCCTTCGCGCCAGGCGCGCTCGATCTCAACAGCGCCTTCGTAATCGTCCATTGTCAATCCACGCGCGGGCGCAGCTCGCCCAGTTCGATCAGGTGCTCACGCACGGCCGTCTCCAAGGCCACGTGCATCCGGTGTGCATCGACCCCGAGCGTGGAGGCCATCTGGCCGGAGATGCGCGCAGGCCAATTCAACCACGCGTCGCGCTCAATGCGCGCGAGCTTGAACACGTGGGCCACGGCCTGCGCCCGATCCACCAGTTCCTTCTTGCGGTGTGCCAGCTCCAGGTTGTTGAGCTTGGCCTTGAGCACCTCGTTGACCGTGCGCGCCTGCAACAGCGACGTGCCGCCCGTCGACAACGGTGGGGCATTGGGTTCGAGCGCCTCACGCTCGGGCAGTACACGCGCCTTCGCAGGACTGGCCTTCTCCTGTGCTGCCGTCTTGCGGGGTTGCAAGGTGTTTTGAGCCCACTGCGCGTCCGCCGCATCCGGATCGATCGTGCCGTCAGGTAGCGGCGTGATCCGCCCAGTGTCGATGGCCTTCTTCACGGCCACGTGCGACACGCCACGGTGGCGCGCGTAGGCGCGAATGGAAAGTCCCATCGTCACCTTCAATCATTTGTTCGCAAATTTTTTCAAATCCGTCCGCAGATTGAGCTTGGCTTTCTTCGGGAACAGCGCGTTCATCACGTCACGCCAACCAACCCCGAAAGGAAACGCCATGAGCCAGATCGACACCATCCTCACCCTGATCGCCCAGAAGCATCTGGACATCGACACCCTCGAAACCCGCAAGTCGGACCGCCTTGACTTCCACGACGTCTCGGTCTGGCGACTTCGTGATGCCCTCGAAGCAGCGTTCAACGCAGGTGTCGAGCAAGCCCGCAAGGCCAAGAAGTCGGAGAAGCCCAACAACTGACCAAGAGGCGCGGGAGCCAAGCACAAAGCGCTTGGCTTCAATCCCAAACAGCGCGTTCATCACTTCGCCATCCACCACCCCCGAAGGAGCAGCCCATGACCACCCAACTCACCCCGGCCCAGCACGCCATCCTCGCCAAGGCCATCCACACCAGCGGCGGCAAGATCGACTGGTTCCCCGACCACGTCAAAGGCGGCGCGCGCAAGAAGGTGCTCGACGGGATGTTCAACCGCGCCCTGATCACACCTGACGGTGAGGGCTGGTGCGTCGCCGCCGAGGGCTACGACGCCTTGGGGCTACCGCGCCCCCACGTCCACGCCGAGCCCGTCTCCACGTTGGAGGCCAGACTCGACGCGATCATCGCCAACGCCGAAGCGGCGCAAGACGACACCGCAGACGCGGACGCAGAGCTCGAAGCTGCCGTCGCCCAAGCCGAAGCATCCTTCAAACCACCCGTCAAAGCGCCTCGTACCCGTCCCAACAGCAAGCAGGCCGACGTGATCCGGATGCTGCAGCGCCCCGAGGGCGCCACCATCGGCCAGATCTGCGCCGCGACCGGCTGGCAGGCGCACACGGTGCGCGGCACCTTGGCCGGAGCCCTCAAGAAAAAGCTCGGCCTGACCATCGTCTCGGACAAGCCAAAGGGCGGCGAGCGGGTCTACCGCATCGCCTAAAAAGATCGAGAAAGAGGCCAAGTAGCGCTTGGCTTCTTAATCGAACTGCGCGTTACTGCGGGTGTCGCAACGATCAACCCGAAGGAGAAACCACCATGACCAGCATCCAGATCCCCGCCACCCAGAACGACGCCTGGGGCTTTTGGGGCACGATGAACGAGCACGCCGAGGCCGCCTGGCCCTTGGCGATGACTGCGATCTCGGACGCCACCTGCCAGCCGCTCGAGTCGGTCCGCACCTTCCTCGACAGCCGCCACGGTCGACACTTTGCCGACGCGGTCCAGAACGGGCTCTATCAGGGCCAGCCCCTTGCGAACGCGATCAACGCCGCCACGGAGCGCTGGATGGGCTGGACGATTGGCCGCCAGACCAGCAAGCAATACGGCATCCCGCGCGGCCTGCCTTACCTGACGGGCTTTGTGATTCACTGCGAGATCGTCGAGGAATCGCTGGCCGCCTGATCGAGCGCCGCGCCATCCGTCTCGCGGGTGGCCTGCTTGCCGGTGAAGTCCTCCCACCGGCGCACGATCACATCGACGTACTTGGGGTCAAGTTCGATCAGGCGCGCCACGCGACCTGACTTTTCGGCCGCAATCAACGTTGTGCCAGAACCACCGAACGGATCGAGTACCACGTTCCCCGGGCGGCTCGAATTTCGGATGGCCCGCTCGACCAGTTCCACCGGCTTCATCGTGGGGTGCAGGTCGTTCTTCTGCGGCTTCTTGATGGCCCAGACGTCGCCCTGGTCGCGGTCGCCACACCAGTGGCGTGTCGCTCCCTCAGGCCAGCCATAGAGGATCGGCTCGTACTGGCGCTGGTAGTCGGCGCGACCGAGCGTGAAGGTGTTCTTGGCCCAGATGATGAAGGTCGACCAGTGACCGCCCGCAGCGCGAAAAGCGGCCTGCAGCACGTCCAGTTCGCTCGACGACATCGCCACGTACATCCCGCCCCGGCAATGGGCGACGGTGGGCGTCAGTGCGGCCAGCAGGAAGTCATAGAACCCGTCGCCCAAGTTGTCGTTCAGGATCGCGCGATCCTTGCCGCGCATCTTGTCGCGGGCAGAGTTGGCGTAGTTCACGTTGTAGGGCGGGTCGGTAAAGACCATGTCCGCCACGCCGCCCTGCATCAGACGGTCGTAGCTCTCAGCCACGGTCGCGTCGCCGCACAGCAGCCGGTGTTGGCCCATGATCCAGACATCGCCCGGGCGAGAAATTGGCGTTTCACCAACCTCCGGCACGGCATCCTCGTCGGTCTGGCCCTCGTTATCAGGCTCGTCGCCCGCAATCAGTTCGGCCAGCGCATCAGCGTCGAAACCGGTGATATCGAGGTCGAAGCCGTCCAAGTGCAAGGCTTCCAGTTCGATCCGCAGCATCGCGTCGTCCCAACCCGCGTTCTCGGCGATGCGGTTGTCCGCGATGACCAGGGCGCGGCGTTGGGTCGGGCTCAAGTGGTCGAGCACGACCACCGGCACGACGGCCAGTCCAAGTTTCTGGGCGGCGGCCAGCCGTCCGTGGCCAGCGACGATGATGCCGTCGCTGCCGGCCAGGATCGGATTGGTGAAACCGAACTCGGCGATGCTGGCGGCGATCTGTGCCACCTGCTCGTCCGAGTGGGTGCGCGCGTTGCGGGCGTAAGGAATGAGCCTGGCGGTCGGCCACTGCTCGATCTTGTCGGCCAGCCAGTTCACACCAGCACCTCGGCATCAGAGGTGGCAATGCGCTCGGCGGTGACCTGCTCGAAGGACTGACCGGTGGCGATCAAGCTGACCGGCACGCCGGGGTGGTTCTGCTGGAAGCGTTTGATGGCCACATCCACGTACTCCGGCGCGATTTCCACGCTGCGGCAGACGCGGCCCGTGCGCTCGGCAGCCAGCATCGTCGTTCCGCTGCCACCGAAGGGTTCGAACACGATATCGCCCACGTCCGTGTAGGCTTCGATCACGAACTCCGGCAGCGCGACCGGGAACACGGCGGGGTGGTCGATATCCTGGCCGATCTTGCCCTTGTGGCGCATCACGCGGATCACGCTGTCGGGGATGCGCGTGTCCTGCGTCGGCAGGCCCTTGTGCGTCCAGCCGCCGACTTCGCCGTCCTTGCCGCGCATCGCCGTGCTTGATCCATCGGCGCGCAGGTGCGATTCCTGCCCGGCGTGCTTGCAGGGCACGATCTTGTGGGGCTTGCGGCTTTGCCGGTTGAAGTGGAAGACGAACTCGAAGCTCGGGGCGAAGCGTCCTGCCCAGTCACCGGGCATGCCCGGCCCTTGGTCCCAGACGTACCACGCGAAGCGCCGCCAGCCCTGCTGACGCATCCAAGATAGCCACGCATCCCAATACGGGATGACTTCGTTGTCGCGGTGGATCAGCCCGAGGTTGACCAGCACCTGGCCATCGACTGCCATCGGCAAGTGTGCAAACGCGCCGCGCATCAGGCCGTCCCAGTCGGCGATCCCGCCCGAGGTGTAGTCGCGCTGGTTGCCGTAGGGTGGCGAGGTGAAGCACAGCCGCGCGGTATCGCCTTGCATCAGTGCCGCAACCACGGCCTGGTCGGTGGCGTCGCCGCAGATCAGCCGGTGCGCACCGATGGCCCAGACATCGCCGGGGCGCGACACCGCCACGGCGGGCGCGTCCGGCACGTCGTCCGCTGCGTCCGGTTCGTCGGTATCCTGCGCCTGGCTGATATCTTCAGCTACCGCGTCGTCCGCCAGTAACGCCTCGATCTCCGCATCCTCGAAGCCGGTCAGCGCCAGGTCGTACCCAGCCTCGGACAAATCGGCCAGCTCCAGGGCCAGCATCTCTTCGTCCCAGCCCGCATCAAGCGCCAGCCGGTTGTCGGCGATCACCAGCGCCCGTTTCTGCGCAACAGTCAGATGGGCCAGTTCGATCACCGGCACCTGATCCAGACCCAGCTTGCGGGCAGCGGCCAGACGTCCGTGCCCGGCGATGATGCCGTTGTCACCATCGACCAGGATCGGGTTGGTCCAGCCGTACTCGACGATGCTGGCCGCGATCTTGGCGATCTGGCCTTCGGCGTGCGTGCGCGGGTTGCGGGCGTAGGGAATCAGCGCCTCGACCTTGCGGTACTCGACGTTGAGCGTGTTCAAACTGGAAATCCCAAAAGCAAAACCCGCCGAGCGTTGCCGCCGGGCGGGTTGGATAGATGAAGATTCTGGCGGGGTGGTAACTGCGCCTGGGGGTGGTAACCGGGGCCGGTAACCTGGCCGGGTGGTAACCTGGTTCGCGCCCTGACGCTAAAAAAGCGTCGCACTCGCGCCCCCCGCATTGCGATTTGGGAAGGAAGGACCCCTTTTGCCTTGGGCCACTTCCTATGCCGTCACCGCTGTCCAGAAGATAGCTGAAATACTACGCCCGGCCGGGCTGTTTTGTTGCAGACTCGACGAGCGTCAAAAGGGACAAACGCAGGAAACGAAGGACAAGCGCGGCAAGCATTACCCTGCTTGGCCCACGATTTTGGAAGGCAGTCGTGTCGGCTATTCGGCATCGGCATCGAACACGGCGGGCAGATCACGCGCGCCGTGCAGGATGCGCACGATCAGCACGGCATCGGGATCGCATTCGAAGAAGATGACGTAGTGGCCGTGAGGACAGGACCGGATGCCATCGCCCAGCTCGGGACGAAGGCGATAGCCGGGCGGGTTGTGCGTGATGCGCTGACACTGCGCGCGCAGCTCACGCACGAAGCTCAGGGCGCGCCCGGGGTTGTCAGCCGCAATGTAATCGGCGATGGCTTCGAGGTCTTGCTCGGCCCTTGGGGTGAAGGCCAGACGCATCAACGACCAACTTGTGCCACGTACTTGGCCTCAAGGCGGTCGAAAACCGCATCGGCAGGCTTGGCGGGGCCGCTGGCACGGCCAGCCGCGATCTCTGCACGCAGGGCTTCCAGTTCGAGCTGCTTGCGCTCCTCGCGTTCTTCCAGTAGACGCAGTCCCGCCCGCACGACCTCGCTGACGTTGTTGAAGCGACCGCTTTGCACCTGATCGCGGACGAAGGTTTCGAAGTGATTGCCAAGGGCGACACTGGTGGGCATGGCATGACTCTTAACTGTTAATAACAGATATTGTGTATCACACCCACCTGCCAGTCAATGGGCAGATTCGTTGAGGCGTTCCGCCACGATCTCCAGCGCCCGCTGCCAGCGACGCCATGCTGTCGTGCGGTCGCAGGCAAAGCGAATCGTGATGTCGCGCCAGCCGAACCGCTTGGCCCGCATCCACACCAGGTGGCGTTGCTCGACCTCCAGCCACTGCACCCAGCGCATCGTCTCCAGCATGCGGTCGATGGCCTCGGGGCTGGGTGGGAAGGGTCGGTAGACCTTCTCGTCAGCCGCGAAGGCCTCCCACTCCTGGCGCACGAAGGCCGGCCAGGTGTTGAAGTAGCCCTGCACACGCACGGGTGGCAGGCGTCGTCCGGTGCTGGCGGCTTCCTCAAAGCGGGCTGCCACGTCCTCAATCGTCCAGTCGTTGCGAGCCACGTCACACCTCCTGTCCAAAGTCATGGTGGTGGACAGCCCAGTGCAGGAGGGCCAGGGCGTCGGCTTCGTTGTCGTCGGCCGGGGCATGACCACGGGCACGGGCCGACGCCACCATCTCGTCCTTGCTGGCGTTGCCCTTGCCGGTGGCGTGCTTCTTGATCGTGCCCACGGGCACGCCCTGGTACGGGATCTGGTGGTGCTCGCACCACGCCGTAAGCGTGGCCAGGAGGCCACCGTACACGTGCGCAGCATCCACGCCAACGTGGCGTCGAACCTCCTCAAAGTACAAAAACTGAATTTCAGAAACCGATTCCTGAACTTCAGAAATCCAGCGACGGAATCGCAAATAGCGCATGCCGCCGCCTTCGAAGCGTTGCGGGCGGAAGCTCTCGCTGCCGCTGGTGATGTGGCCCGTGCGGTCGCGCAGTGCCCATCCGGTGGTGGTACCCAGATCAAGGGCGAGGATGGTCGTGGTCATGGTGTCAGTCCTTATCCGATGTGGATCTGACGCAGCTGACACGGACTATCGAAACTCGCCATGAGGCGCGCGCACGCGCGCACGCGTAGGACTTACGACAAACTGCGTCAGCTGCGTCAGACTGGATGGTTTTCATGGGCTCAGTCGTCCGCGTAAGGGGTGTAGGCTGGGGTCGGCGGATGCTTCAAACCAATGCCTTGAAACCCGCGCACGCCCATGCCGTTGCGCCATTTCTCCAGCCCACGCGTGATGAGCAGATCGGAGAAACGTCGCTGTGCGCCGACAAACTCTCCAGAAGCTTCTGCCCATTGCCTCCAGTCGTTGAACAGCTCCGCCGTCAGCGACTTGGCGTTGGGCTCGCGCACACAGCGCTCATCGAGCCAGCGGCCCAGCGCGTCCTCGGCTTCGAAATACTCCTCGGTAGCCTCCACTACGCGCTGGGGCGGATCGAGCCGTCCGAGGCGCTGCCAGTCCAGACAGCCCTGCACGGCCCACGCGAGGATGCCGTCACGTTCGGCCAGGAGCTTCTGCTGGAGATTCTTGTCACGACGCTCGGGCGGGACGGTGATCGTGAAAGGGATCAGGTGCAGCCGCCGCTTCATCGCCTCGTCGATGTTGCGGATGGCGGGCTTGTGATTGCCGGCGACGAACAGCTTGAACTGCGGGTAGAACTCGAAGAAGTCCTGGCGCATGAAGCGTGCGGAAATCTTGTCGCCGCCGGTCAGACTCTTGACCTTGGACTCGGCCCAGCGCTTGCCCTGTTCGGTCTCGATGGCCGCGACGAACCGTGCGCCGCGAAGTCCCGCCATGTCGGTCGGGTGGCGGTCGGTACGCGTTTCCATGAAGGTGTCCATGGGCGCATTGGTGGCGTAGTCCCCCAGGATGGTGGCCAGGGTGTTGACGAACACCGACTTGCCGTTTGCGCCGGTGCCGTACAGGAAGAACAGCGCGTGCTCTTGCGTTGACCCGGTCAAGGCGTAGCCGACCATCCGTTGCAGGTAGGCTTGCAGTTCGGCGTCGCCGCCCGTGACCTCGTCGATGAACTGCCTCCAGGTCGGGCAGTCGCCGCCCGGTGTGGCCGTGGTGATCTTGGTCATGCGGTCGGCGCGCTCGTGCGGGCGCATCCGACCTGTCTTGAGATCGACCACACCGCCCGGCGTGTTGAGCAGCCAGGGGTCGGCGTCCCACTCGGCCGTGGTCGCGGCATGGCGTCGATCCGAGCGGGCCAGCCGTTCCACGCCGCCCACGGTGCCGGAGGTGGCGAGCTTCGCAGCCACTTTGGGGTTGTCGGCGCGCACCGCCATCTGGCGGCACACACTGCGGATCAAGTCGGTGGCCGCCAGCGTCTCCTCGTGACGCCAGCGCCGCCCATCCCACACCAGCCAGCGCCCCCACGGGGCGACGTAGCGCCAGTCGCGGTGGTAGCGCCGGGTGAAGGCCAGCGCCAGCGCGTCCTCAGTGCCCCAGACGGACTCGTCGCTGCTGACCACCGGCTCGTCGGCATCGGCCACGTCGTGCATCTGCACGCGCGGGCCGTGGGTAAGGAAGGTGGCGACATCGAAGCCTTCGGCCATGGCGTCCGCCGCGTCCCAGCCTTCGGCGGCCTCCTCGGGCGGGTACAGGATGTGGCAGGACTTGGCACCGGCGGACAGGATGGCCTGCGCCGCTTGCACCGCGTACTCCCAGCCCGGCTTGTCGCGGTCGGGCCAAATGAGCACAGCCTTACCCGCCAGCGGCGACCAGTCGGTCTTGTCCACCGGGGCGTTGGCACCGTGCATCGCGGTGGTGGCAGTGACGCCCGCATCGATCAGCGCCTGCGCGCATTTCTCGCCCTCGACCAGCACCACCTGTGCGGCACTGATCATTCCGGGCTGGTTGTAGAGCGGGCGCGGCTCGGGCGGGGCCATCTTGCGGCGGCGCGCATCCCAGGGCCGGAACTGCTTCTTCTGCCCGGGCGGGTCGTAGCGGTAGACGACCGCGATCAGGCGCCCCTGCGCGTCGAGGTAGTCCCACTTGGCGGTGGCGGGGCCGAGGTCGTCAACGGCCGCCTCCTTCCTGGACCGACGCGGCGCGATCGGCCTGACGCGTCCGATCAGGTCGGCAGCAGCCTCCAACACCCGCGGGAACTCGGTGTGGACATCCGCACCGAGATGGGCCGCCATGAGGTCGAAGATATCGCCACCGTCGCGCGTGGCACGGTCGGTCCACAAGCCGGCCTTCTCGCCCTCAAGTACCACTTCGAGGCTGTCGCCGGGGCTGCCGAGCACATCGCCGACGACGAACGTGCCGCGGCGCTTCCTGCCAGCGGGGAACAGGGTGAACAGCACCGATTCGAGCTGGGCCAACAACGCGGCGCGGATCTGATCGCGCTCGACATCGAGGCTGCGCTCGGGGGCAGGGGCAATGTCGTTGAAGTCGATCATTCGCTCCCCCCGACGTTGCCTGGTTGCAGAGCATCCAGCCGCTGCGCCGCGGTGCTGCGGGCCGCCCACGCAGACAGTTCAGACAGCCGGTACCGAACGAGCCCGCCCAGGAGGTAGTGCGGTATGCGGTACTTGCTGCGCATCGCCGGGTCGGCGAACCAGTAGTACGGCAATCGAAGCGACGCGGCCGCTTGCTTGGCGTCGATCATCGGCTCGGCCGCCGCGATGGCATCGGGCCGGGTCCTCATGCTTGACTCCTCCAGCACCGGTCCTGCCACGCGCACATCCGGCACTCGAAGTGCGTGGAATCGGAGAAAGCACGTGGCAGCAGCTCGCCGGAGTCGGTCGCCGTGATGACCTTGACCGCGCGGTCCGACATGCGCTGCGCGAGTTGCGCATCGAAGGGCACCAGCTCCGCGTGGATCTCCATCGTGTCGGCGTTGATCGCCGTGAAGAGCGCAGGGTGCTCGTGCAGTTCGAGATAGGCCTGGTAGAGCGCGACCTGCGCCGCGTAGACGGGCTTGGCCACCGCCAGCCGGTGCTTCTCCAACTCGCGCCACGATTT